CCAATGGATTATTTGCAGATTGCTGATATATGTTTGCATTGTGATCAGTTGTTGTGTGGTTGGGGAGCCAAGAAATCAAAAAACAGCCATAGTGGAAGGCTGTGGCGTTTAATTTAACTTCAAGGCGAACTCCAGCTCGCATCCAAGCGAAACCTGTCAAACGTTTTTGAATGTTTGGCAGTGTGATAAAATCACGTGGGAAATTAAGTACGGTAGTAGTAGGTGCACCAGGACCCCATGGGATCTCTGCTATCTTGTAATTTCTTGTAAGGATGTTTACTGGTGTTTGTGATGGATATGTGTTAACCATATTGGCAAGTTTTGGGGATATTGTTGCCTTAACTTCTTCAGATTCATTTATATTTGAATCTTGGAACTTAGTGATTTGTATGTCTTCAGAGGGCATACTCTCGTCAGTTGAGGTTTTATATAGTGTGGCAATCCAGGGTACTATAATTCAAACATGGATCGTTGTCTGAATCAGAAAAGGGGTGAACAGAATTATCCGTTGAAAACTATGGTGCATAAGCCGTTCTCCATAGCCCATTATAACTAAGATAATTCTTGCTTTAAGCAGTAAAGCATAACTGGGAGTCATCTCCAACGGGATAGTTTTATGTCTTATCCAGGACGGGACGTTTAGTGCATACTGTACATATGCCACAAAGTTTTATGATCATTAAAACTTGGGTATGAAGGAAAATGTCCAATGCCATTCATACGTTTGAGATATTCATTTCTGTAGCGGGTATGAACATCTGGTCCGTAGTAAGACCACTCAGAAAGAGCAGCCCCTACTGTTTGTTCAAAGGCTTTATGACACATCGGTGACGATGGGTCATTGAGCCAAAGAACAGAATTTTTTATGCTTTCTTCACGCAATTGTGGTAAAATGTACTTGATTCCATTTATATCCACCTCTGCGTACTTACGGCATAAAAAATCGCTATCATCAAGGTCAGTGAAAGTTTCTACTGTTTCACCTTTCGTGCAACTAGTATAGTGCATCCCAAAGGTGTTGAGAATGAAGACTTGTAAGGTCTTCATGTTGTAGAGTTGTCTAATTTCAACGTTAACAGAACCATGGCTATCATCGCCATATATGGCTAACCATATACTTATCGAAAATAACCATGCTCGCTCAGGTACTAAGCAATTGAATGCTGTTCCATGAACAAGTGTGTTAATTATTGAATTAAACCAAGATGTAGCAGGTCCTCCTGATGAATTGCCCATGAAAGTTTCATACAAGCCTATTGGTGAGAAGTGAATAGCTTGCAGAGTTCCATGAACAAAACATCTTATGAAGAATTCTTCCCATTCTTCAAGTGCGTAGCCAATGTTGCGTATTATTCCATCTGCTATTGGTTCTGAAAATTCTAAAATAAGTGATTTATCAAATTGGGCAAAATCACCTCCTAAAACACCTTTATCCTTACGTGATGATAAGAATTTGGTTATTTGTTTATAATTTTCAATCCATTCTGTACTGTGCACATTGATTCCAATCTTAATCCAATGTTCACTTCTGTATTTTTCAACATGTGCTAGCAAATGGCCTGTTAAGCGCTTCCACAAAAATATTGAAGCTTTCGATCCTGCTTCAAAGAGTCGAGTTTTATTTGCAAAAACTCACTCCTTTTCGCGAGTTTCAATTTTGAGCATATCCAGACAAAGATGTGGTACTATCCTTGATCTGCTCTGCTTCTCAATGTAATCCAATCTTTTCTTAAATTGAGGGTGAAATTCGTAAGTTTGCGTTTTGTGGTCAGCTTTAATCATTTGGCTCGTCTTCTGTCCTAAAGTACATTCAGGTGGTCCAATTCCTGTGGTCAAGTCCATTGATGGTATTCCAAGTTCAGGAACTCCAAAGATGACTTCCTTTTCAGTTAGTCTTCTACGTTCAAGAGTTCGTAAGGTCTTTCCATAACATAATTCATCCATGCGTGGGTCTTTAAGCATGTCTTTCACGTGTTGAGAAAGCGGAGGAACACAAATATTTGCTACTTTATCAAGGGCAACATTGTATGGACTAGGTTTGTCAGGGTCAACACTCTTCAAGCGTACTGGTAAATACGTTGGTTCATGTATCGGTTTAAGTTGTTCTCCCTTGTAAACAATCGTCTTTTGGAA